GTGCGGAGCACCTAGCCGTGGGCATCGACGTTTCCTACGACGGCGGCCAGCAACAAGGCGGCTCAACCGGCGGCAACATGGTAGGCGGCAATGGCGCGGACATCACACGCAAGTCCGACTGGCAATCACCGCCCGGTGACACCAACGGCCTGCTTGGCTGGTTGATGCCGAAGATCAAGGACTGGCGGCAGTACCGCGACGACAACTACCGCGCGTTGTGGGACGAGTATTACAGGCTGTGGCGCGGGATCTGGAGCCCGAACGACAAGGGCCGCGCGTCCGAGCGCAGCAGGCTTATCTCCCCTGCCCTACAGCAAGCCGTCGAGGGCGCGGTGTCTGAGATTCAGGAAGCGATCTTCGGCCGGGATAGGTGGTTCGATCTTATGGACGACCCGAACGACCCGGATCCGACCGACATGGAGAAATACCGCGTACAGCTCAAGGACGACCTGGAGCGCGAGAACGTCAAGTATGCGATCTGCGAGGCGATCCTGAACGGGGCTCTGTACGGTTCGGGCGTCGGCGAAATTATCACCGAGGAAAAGACCGAGCTGAGCCCCGAGGATCAGGCGATTCCCGGCACGGGCATTCGCACGCGCGGGGTGCGAAAGAAAAAGTACCTGTGCGTGCGTTTGAACCCGGTGAGCCCGTACAACTTCAGCTCGGATCCTGGGATCGCGGCGGTTGAGGAATGCCTGGGCTGCGAAGTCACCGAGCTGATCGCCGAGCACGCCATCATCGCCGGGATCAAGTCCGGCGCGTATTGGGATGTGGATTACGGTAGCTACACCCAGGACTCGAAGTTTTTCACGCTGCCCGGTGAACCGCGCCGGATTCCCACAGACGATAAGGTGAAGCTCACCAAGTATTACGGCAAGGTGCCGCGCGAGCTGCTGGCCGAGGCGCGCGGTGAGGACACCGAGGGCGAATCCGAGAACAAAGCCGAGGGCGGCGATGAGGGCGAGGATCTTGAGGATCTAGTCGAGGCGATTGTGGTGATCGCGAACGATCAGGCGATCCTCAAGGCCACGAAAAACCCCTACATGATGCAGGACCGGCCGATCATCGCCTATCAGCACGACATGGTGCCGGGGCGGTTTTGGGGGCGCGGTGTCTGCGAGAAGGGTTACAACCCGCAGAAGGCCCTGGACACGGAGCTGCGGGCCCGTGCCGACAATCTGGCTCTGACCACGCACCCGATGATGGGCGTGGATGCAAGCCGTCTGCCGCGCGGGGTCAAGCCCGAAGTCATGCCCGGCAAGACGATTCTCACCACGGGCGATCCGAACAACATCCTGCGACCGCTCACCTTCGGGAACTTGAACCCGGTGAGCTTCAAGGAATCGGCCGAGCTTGAGCGCATGGTGACGATGGGCACGGGCACCATGGACTCGGCCGCGCCCCTGGGCGTGGATCCGAGGAACGCGACCCTGGGCGGCATGAGCCTGATGCAGGCGGCCTCGATCAAGCGCCAGAAGCGCACGCTGGAGAACTTCAACGACACGTTCCTCGCGCCGTTCATCCAGAAATCACTGTGGCGCTTCATGCAGTTCGATCCGAAGCGCTATCCGGTGAAGGATTTTCAGTTTCAAGCGACTTCGAGCCTGGGGATCATGGCTCGCGAGCTTGAGATTCAGAACTTGGTCACGCTCCTGGGCTATGTCGCCGATACGCCAGCCGCGCCGATCCTCATCAAGGCAATCGTCAATTACAGCTCCTTCCCGAATCGGGAGGATCTGATGAAGCAGCTCGATCAGGCCCAGCAACAATCCAAGCAACCGAGCCCCGAGCAGCAGGCGGTTCAGGCCCAGGTGCAGATCGCGCAGCAGCAGAACCAGATCACGGCGCAGAAGAATCAGGCCGACGCGCAGAACAATCAGGAGGAAATCGCCCTTCGCAAGCAAGAGCTGGCGCTCCAGTGGCGGCAGCTCGACATGCAAGAGAAGCAGGCCACGGGCGATCTGGCGCTTCGCGAGCTGGACATTCATAGGAAGTCGCAGCTCGGTTGGGGCGACATCGCGGCCAAGGCTCGCGGGGATCATATCGACCGGGTGCTTTCGGCCCATGGCGATCACGCTGATCGCGTAGTTGATCTGGTGGACATCGCGGCCAAGGCCAAGGCGTCCGAGAACAAGCCCAAGCCCGAGGCGAAGAAATGAGCCTATGGCAGAAGGTCAAGCGCTGGTGGGCCGGATTGTTTAAACGCAAAAAGAAGCCTTCCGTACTGAAATGAGCGACAAAGAAACCGACGACTACTACGAGCATCAGCTCGTGATGTTTGAATCGCCCGGCTGGAAATACTTCACCGATCAGGTTCGCGACATGCGTGCTGCGACCGACACGTTGAAGGGCGTAACCCTGGAAAAGCTCGTGTTCAATCAGGGCGAGCTGAGCATCATGGATTGGATCCTCAATTGGCCGAGCGCTGTGCGCATGGCCTATCAGACCAAGGACGCGAAGCCCGAAGCCGAGCCCGAGGTCGATCCCGAGGGTTGAAGTGCCTCTCTTTGAATATCGCTGCGCGGCCTGTAGCGCCGTGCGGGAAGTCCTTTGCCTGTCGCGTCCGCGACCGGCGTTAGTGCCCTGCGAGTGTGGCGCGCAGGCGCTCTATCAAATCTCTGCGCCGCACATTGACATGCGCTTAGGGACGCAAGCCGACTCCTTCCCCACGATGGGGAACAAATGGGCCCGTGCTCATGCGGATCATTTGAAGAAGGAAACCGAGCATGGCTGATGACGTTGCGGCGAAACCCGCCGAAGGTACTCAGGAGCAGCAAAAAGACGATCAAGAGCAGGAACAGCAGGAAGAAAGCCCGGAGGTCAAGCAGCTCAAGGCCGATCTTGCCAAAGCGAATCAAGGCAAGCTCAGCCTGGAACGCGCTCTGACCCGGCAAGGGCATGAACTCAGCGAACAGCGAAGGCTGATCGAGCGGGTTCTACTCACGCAGGCTGCTGGCAAGCAGGAGCAGCCGGTTGACTTCTTCGCAGACCCGAAAACCGCAGTCGCTCAGTCGATCAATGAGCATCCGACTGTCCAGGGGCTCGCGCAAGCCGCGCAGGCCTTGAGGCAGCAGCAGATGGCAGCGCAGTTGAAGGCCAGTCACCCCGATTACATGGAAGTCGCGCGGGGCGAGGAGTTCCTGAAGTGGATTGGTACTTCCGCGAAGCGGGCAAAGCTGTATCTGGATGCTGACCAAGGATACGACTACGAGGCGGCCGACTACCTGTTGAGTGAATGGAAAGACAGGCAGGCCGTCAGGACGAAGCTCGAAGCCGACGAGAAGAAAAAGAACGCCGAAGCACTGAAGGCGGCCAAGGTCGATACGGGCAGCGCGAGCGCGGGCGGTAAGAAAGTCTGGAATGCGGAGGATCTGCGCCAGCTCAAGATCAAAGATCCCGACAAGTACAGCTCTCTCAACGTGGCACAGCTTTACGCCGAAGGGAGAGTACGGCGAAAGGAGTAGGCAATGCCTCTCGGAACGAATAACACGACCACTACAACTGCGGCAAATTACATCCCGCAGCTTTGGTCGGATGAGGTTATCGCAACCTTCAAAGCGAACCTGGTTCTCGCGAACCTGATTACCCGATTCAACATGGTCGGGAAGAAGGGCTCGGTTATCAACGTGCCGAACTTCACCCGCAGCGCTGCGAATGCAAAGACGCAGGGCTCGCAAGTGACGTTGATCGCTCCCACCCACGCGACCACGCCCATCACCATCAATCAGTGGTGGGAATACTCGATCTTGATCGAGGACATCGTGGACAAGCAGGCGCTCGATTCTCTGCGCCAAGCTCACACCGACGACGCGGGCTATGCGCTTGCGAAACAGGTGGACACGGCGCTGGTGCAGCTCGGACGCAGCGCAAACGGCGGCGCGGGCACGGCGGCCTATGCCAACGGCTTCATCGGTGGCGACGGCACCACGGCCTACACGTCGGGCACCCCGAACATGACCGCGCTTACCGATGCCGCTATCAGGAGAACCATTCAGCGGTTTGACGATGCGGACTACCCGATGAGCGGGCGGTTTTTCATGGTTCCCCCCAGCTCGCGCAACACCCTGATGGGAATCTCGCGCTTCACCGAGCAAGCGTTTGTCGGGGAGCAAGGCCAGAACAACACCATCCGCACGGGCTACCTGGGCAACATCTACGGGATCCCCGTGTACGTGTCCACGAACTGCGACACGGCAACCGGCGCGGGCAGCCCGCGTGTCGCCGTGATGGGGCACAAGGCGTGGTGCGCTCTAGTCATGCAAGAAGAAGTGCGCACGCAGTCGCAGTACAAGCAAGAGTATCTGGCCGACTTGTTCACGGCCGACACGCTCTACGGCGTGGGCGAGCTGCGCGACAACGGCGCAATTCCTCTGATCGTCCCGGCCTGATATCTCCGTTTCAGGTTGGTGCATTAGGGCCGGGGCAATCCCGGCCCTTCTTTTTCCTCGCGAAGGGACAGCTATGCCCATCAAGAGCGCTGTGGGAATGCGCGATTTCGGCGGCCCTGCGCAATTCGGTGCCGTCTATGAAGCGATCCTTGGCGCGAAGGTCACGATTGATCCGAATCCTGTAGCGGTCGGTGCAACAGGATTCGACCGCTTCACGGTTCCCGGCGTGCGCCTGGGCGACATGGTTATCGGCATGTCGATTGACCGCGTGAGCGGTGCCGGTGGCATGACGCTGCAAGCAATGGTCGTGGATGCCGACACCGTTGAGGTCCGTTACAACAATCTGTTCACCGCGTCTGTCGATCTACAGCCCTTCACGTTGCGCATCGTTATCGGAAGGACTCCGCTATGAAATTCAAGTTTCGTTATATCGGGCCGCCCTTTTCGCTCACCAATCCCGGAGCGATCTGCGAGTTCGATCCCTGGGATGTACCCGACATGCGCCGCGCTTCGCACGACTGGCTCGAAGTCTCTGACACCAAGCACATTCAGGTCGAGCCCAAATTCATCAAGATGCGCGGTAAGCCCAAGCAGCTCGTCACCCCGGTAGACGACTCGAAGGGCTGACCCATGGCGGCTACTTCCGCGTTGACCATCGTCAACGGCGTTCTCGCTCGCCTGCGCGAAATACAGACGACCGCTGGCAGCTTCCCTTTCTCGGCCTATCCGCAGTTGATCCTCAAGCTGGTGAACGACACCAAGCGCGAATGCGAGGATTCATGGGATTGGACGATGCTGCGCAGGCCGCTTTCGTTCAATACGGTCAACGGTCAAGGCACCTACACGCTCACCGGGGCGGGACAGCGATATCGCTTCTACGACCGGGCCAAGCAGATTTGGAACCAGACCAACCGCACGCAGATCATCCCGGCTCCGCAGGCGCAGTTCGATCAGTGGCAATACACATCCGTCGTCAACAACCAGTTCCCGAATTGGTACAAGGTCACGGGCTCGGATCCGAACGGGGATCCGACGATCACGCTCTATCCGACGCCTAACGGCGTGTTCAGCATTGTCGTGCCGCTGGTGATCCCGGAGCCCGATCTGGTGCTCTACAGCGACGTGTTCAATACCCCGCCGTTGCCGGTCGAGCTGGGCACCTGGGCGCGGTCAATCTCCGAGCGCGGCGAGGACGGGGGCACCGCAAGTGATCTGGCGTGGCAGATGTACCAGAACGCGCTCGCGGATCACATCGCCCTGGATGCCCCGCGCGTGGCTGATGAAACTGTCTGGTTGACCGTCTGATGCCCGCTGCCGCAAACCGCCCGTTCAGCATCATCACGCCCGGCTCTTATGGTCTAAACACGCAATCGACCATTGATGAAATGGATCCAAGGTTCGCGCTGATGCTCCTGAACGCCGTTCAGGACACTCAAGGGCGAACCGGAAGCAGGAAGGGCTACGTGCCCGTTACGAGCCCGGTATTGACCGGGGCTCCCGCTGTTCAGCAGCTCGTGGAGTACGTGCGCTCTGACGGCAGCACGCAGCTCCTTGCCTGCGCCAACAACAACATCTATCTCGTGGATCCCGTGGCCGGGACCATGACGAGCAAGTACAGCGCGGGGATCACGGCGAACAACTGGAGTTTTACCAACTTCAACAGTTACGGCTGGTTCTTTCAGCGCGGCCATGCGCCGCTGCGCTGGGACGGCACCACGATGGTCACGATTGCGAGCCTGGGCGGTGCCGGGACCGCGCCGCAGGCACATACG